TTTCTGCAAACGTTGCGGCTGCTTATCGTATTGCTACGGCTGCAACTAACACAGCAACAAACGTAACAACAGGTTTGTCTTTGACTTACTTGGATATTCCAGTTGTTGTTGAGTATGGTCTTCCTGCTAACCAAATCATCTTGTCTGATTACACAAACTTCATCTACGCTTTAGATGCTGAAGGTGACCAAGACAACCTACAAATCGTTGACTTTAGCAAGACAACACTTGACCGTCGTATCGGTGCAAGAGCTGACTTCAAAGCAGGTTTCTATGTAGTGAACACGACACAAGTTGTTTGGTACGGAGGTTCAACTTATTGTTAATACTAAATTGGGGGTTTAACCGCCCCCTTTTTTTAACCTTTAAAAACTAAAAAAATGGCTTGTACAACAATAGAAACAATTTTAAAGGGCTGTGATAACAATATCGGAGGGATAACTTCAATTTATATAAACGATATGGACAACATTACGGGTCCAATCGTTGAAGCTAACTGGATTATTTCTGACTTTGGTACACTTGCAGACCCTTTCATTCCTTTTGAGTTCAGACGTAACACGGGAATGTTTACGGAAGAGGCGGCAATTGACCTTGTAAATGGTTCGTCTTTCATTACACAAACAATTACTTTGATTTTTCACCGCAGAGAAGCGGCTAAATCTAAAGCAATTAAAATCCTTGGTGAAGGTCAAAGAGACTTGGCACTTGTAGTTGGTGACGCAAACGGAAAGTACTGGTATTTTCCAAACGCTCAACTTACTGCGGTTGCTGAAGGTTCTGGAACGGCTAAAGCAGACGGTTCAAAGTATTCAATTACGTTCGTAGCTGAAAACGAAAACCTTGCATTTGAAGTTGCAGCAGCTGAAATTCCAAATATCATTTAATAGGATTATCACAACACTAAATACTAAGGGGGGTTCACACTCCCCTTTTTTATTTAACCAACTTTTCGAGTGGTTACTTATTAAGGTAGTATGATATACATCGAACAAAACCAAAACAATACAATAGCTTTAACGCTAACGGAAAGTGCCACGATCACAGCACCGACTTGGTTGTTTAAATTCGTGTGGGAAATGGACCAAACACTTGACCCTATTTATTGGGTGGGTGTGGATTATTCGCAATATGTTAACCGCTATAACCTTTTCTTTTTGGAGGAAGGTGTTGACGTTACTTTACGGATTGGTCAGTTTCGCTATTGGGTTTATGAAAGTCCAGTGCCTATTATAGTTGACCCAAACACGAACGACAACGGATTGACTTTAGTTGAGGAAGGTCGTATGGTTGTCGAAGGTATATCAAATTCAATTTATGACTAATGGGATTATTTGGAAAGTTTAAAAGTGATGACTCACTAAAAATAGTTGACACGGGTTACCAAAGTTTTAGTACTCCGTTCCTGCGTGTGCCAGAAGGCAATTTGTCTTTACCCTTTGTAGATGTACGTTATACTGTACAAGGTTACGTCCGTTTCGGAAATGACAACCTTTATCCGCAGTATATGAATCAAATGTACTATATGAGTCCGTTGCACGGGTCTATTGTAGACTTCAAGACCAACGCAACTATTGGAGGTGGGTACACATTTGACGAGTCGAAGTTGACGGATATGGAGAAAGTTGTTCTTTATGCCTTCGGAAAAAAGATAGGTTTCAAAGACACGCTAAAGACGATCACGAAAGACGTTATTCTTCACGGACGTTGCTACTTTTTAATTGAGTTGAAAGGTGGGAAGACTTATAACGTGAAACGAGTAGCCCCCGAGAAGGTAAGAATAAACCAAACTAAAACTTTGTACGCAGTAAATGAGGATTGGCAGTTTGGTATGCAAATTAGAACCTTTGAACCATACCACCCGGAATGCAAAGACGGAACTTACCTATACGCTTACGAACAAAAGAGCGTAGGACAAGACTACTATCCCCTTCCTCAATATACAAGTGCGTTAAACTTCGCCTTTTTGAGTGGTGAACTTAGCTACTTGCAGAAATCAAACATACAAAATTCAATCTTCCCGTCGTTTGCTATGATGTTTCCTAAGAAGCCACAAGGCCCTGAAGAGATGCAGCTGATAAAAGACACGGTTTCTAAATTAAAAGGTGCGGAGAACGCAGGAAAAGCAGTCGCCTTCTTTGCTAATAACAAGGAGCAACTTCCAGAACTCGTTAACGTACCTACAAATAGTAACGATGAATTATTTAGGGGGGTTTCAGAGTTGAATACGGAGCAGATTTGTTTCGCTCACACGATTGACCCTATACTTTTGGGAGTGCGCACTACAGGTTCACTTGGTAGTGGTTCGGATATCAAACAAGCCTACGTTATCTTTGAAAAGAATACTATTATTCCTTTACGTGAAACCATTACGGATGTAATAAACGGACTTTTAAGAGCGGTTGGTATTAATGCAAAAGTAGAAATTACTAACTACCAAATCGTAAACGAAACAATCACTTCAATCGAAGACGAAGGTAGCCAAGTAACCAACGCACTCAACGCAATGAGTCCACTCGTAGCTACGAAAGTACTGGAGTCGATGACAATAAACGAAATTAGAGCAATGGCTGCACTTGCACCCGTTCCCGATGGAGACGTTGTTAAGTCACAAATCGGATTAATACCACCAACATTATGATTTATTTCGTAACTGAAAATTACCTAAAGGTAAACACACCTATAACTGCTAACGTTGACGTTACGGACGTTTTCCCCTATGTCAAACCAGCCGCTGATATGAGGCTACAAGCGATTCTTGGGACATATTTTTATAATTATTTGTTGGCTGCGTATAACGCTCAAACATTAAACAACGACGAAGAGTTATTAGTCGAAAAGATACAACCCGTTGTAGCGTGGAGGGCAGCCGAACAAGCCGCGTTCGGATTAACTTACCAACTTAAGAACAAAGGTATACAAACGCAGTCGGGAGATTATTCTTCGAGCGTGTCCCAAGGTGAAACGGCTTTCGTGATGGACCACTACGGACAAATGGCTGCGTTCTACGAGAAAAGACTTACTAACTATTTGCTCACGAATAAAGCATTATTCCCTGAGTTTACAAGTGACCTAAACACGGACTCGGATATTAAGCCCGTAGGTGGTTGCGGCAATAGAGGCGACTACGACAACACGATGATGGTGATCTAATGGCAGACCAAGAAATAAATATAAAACTTAACGGGATAGCACAAATCCGTTCGGAACTTAAAGCCCTAAAAGGTGAACTTGCTAACGCAACCGACCCTAAACAAATGGCGGCACTTGCTGAAAAGGCGGGTGCATTAAGTGACCAACTGAAAGACGCAAACGAACAGGCCGCGGTCTTCGCTTCAGGTTCACGCTTCGAGCAGACGAGTAACGCGTTCGGCTTAATGCAATCTCAGTTAATGTCGATGGACTTTGAGGGTGCTGCAACCAGTGCTAAATTGTTCGCGGGTAACCTTGGAAAGATTGACGCTAAAACTATTTCGTCTTCCTTAAAAAGTATGGGGTCGACAATAGTATCGGTTGGCGGTGCGTTTATGAAACTTGGAGCGCAGATTTTACTTAACCCTATTTTCTTAATTGCTGCCATTGTCGCGGGTATTGTTGCTGCGTTGTATATGTTAGCGGACAGACTCGGTTTCGTCACTAAGTTCATCGACTTTATGACCGCTGCGTTTAAGCCATTGATTGACGCGGTTAAGTGGTTTTTAGATTTATTAGGACTTACTTCTTTTGCAGCTGATGAGTCATTTGCAAAAACAAGTGATCAACTCGAAAAGGAAAAAGAAAAGCGTGAAGAGGTTATCGGACAAATGGACGACAAAATAGCCCTACTTGAAGCCGAAGGAAAAAGCACCATTGCACTACGAATAGAAAAGAATAAATACTTTGCTGAAGAAATCGCGAACCAAGCGAAACTTCTTGAGTTTATGGACAATTCGTTTTTGAACCAAACCAAGTTATACAAAACAGCGGTTAAAGAAAACAAGACCAAAGCCAAAGAAATAAAAATTGAGGAAGTTAAACTCAATCAGGAAGTCAAAGCCGAACAAGAAAAAGCCGCCGCAGATTATGAACAATTTTTAGCGGATAGGTTAGCGGCAAGACGTTTAATCCAAGACGTTGAATTGAGCGTTGCAAAAGACGGAATAGAAAAGGAACTACTTGCTAATAAATACAAGTACGACCGTATGCGTCAAGACTTGTTAACGAACAAAAAATTGACGGATGATGTGCAATTAAAACTTGACAAACTATACCTTGAACAAAGCATAAACGAAGCGGAAAAGATTAATCAAAAATACATTGACGCAGAAAAAAAGAAACAAGCCGAACTTAACAAAGTAATTAAAGACGCTCAACTTTTACAAGCCCAAGAGCGAGAGGACTTCTTTGCACTATACGACCAAAATACCCGTAGCGCACAACAACTCGAAGAGGACGCAGTTCGTGAAAAATACTTTAACCTAATTACCCTTGCCGAACAAAACGGATTAGATACCATTGAGTTAAAGAAACGACAAGAAGACGCAATAGCCGATATTGAAAAAGCCGCACGGGAGAAAAAAGCCGCAGAAGAGAAAGCCGAGTTTGACCGCAAAGTAAAAATTGCTGAAGACTACGCTAACTCGGTTAATAACCTTGCCGAAACAGTGTTTACTATCTCAAATTCTCTTGGAAAACAAGACGATATAAGCAAAGAAAAACGTGCAAAGCGTCAGTTCCAAGTTCAGAAAACAATGCAGTTGTCTATGGCTATTCTTGACGGATACAAAGCGGCTGCGGCTTCAATAGCTGCAAACCCTCCCGTTACTCCGATAGGTATTGCTGCACTCATTGCTACTATATCGGCCTCGGTTGGTGCAATAGCAAAGATAGCAAGTACTCAATACGGGGCTAAAAGTTCAGGTGGTGGCGGTGGTGCTGCGGCTGGAGGTGGCGGTGGTGCAACTCCTGCAACAAATAGTACCCCTTCGTTCTCACTATTCGGACAAGGTAACAATATGAACACGACAAGCGCACCGAAAGACCAAGAGAATACAATGACCGTTAAGGCAATAGTTGTTGAAAGTGACGTAACAAGCACCCAAAACAAGGTTAAGAAAATGCAAGAAAACGCTACACTATGACAAGCTACATAACACTACTTAGTAAAATTGAGCAGTTTTGTAACGCTCACTTGCAAATCAAAAAGTACGGGGGTGAATTTCGAGAACAAATGCCTAACTTTTCTACTCAAAACGAGAAGTACCCCGTTGTTTTTGTCGAACCTATTAGCGACCTTGAGGATCTAAACACGAACCAATTTAGCATTAATGTTTATTGTGTCGACATTATACAAAAAGACCGAGCAAATCTTAACTCAATAGTTAGCGACTGCCAACTTATTCTGAAAGACCTATACGTTTACTATAAAAACGATATGGATATTCAGTTGGATGTAGTTGGTACGTCTTCAATGACACCCGTTAACAACTTTGACTCGGATTACGTGGCGGGTTGGGTTATGAGTATAACTTTTGAGGTCTCAACTTACGGAGCTTGCGAAATCCCAATGAACCCAATTACTCCCGTTGAGGTAGAATGTGAACCGGGTATAGTTGAAAACTCTGACGGAAGTTACACAGCAACCGTTGAAAGCGGTGGTTTACTTATATTACCAGACACAACTTACAACGTGTATTTAAATTCGGTTCTTGTAGCAACTGAAACGGCGGTAACTTTAGCAAATTTTGATATCAATATAGTATGGCAGTAAACATAAATATCCCTTCGGAAGTCACGCAGACAATAACTGACGGAGTTACTACAACAGCACCAAGCGAGAACGCAGTATTTGACGCATTGGCTTTAAAGGCGAACAGCGCAGACCTTGCACTTGTTGCAACAACTGGAGATTACAACGACTTATCTAACTTGCCTACTTTACCAAGTGGTACAGTTACATCGGTAGGTTTAACTATGCCGAGTGCGTTTAGTGTAGCCAATAGCCCAATAACTTCAAGTGGTGATATAGCGGTAACGGGTGCGGGTGTAGCAAGTCAATATGTTCGTGGTGATGGTTCTTTGGCTAACTTTCCTACAACAAGCGGAGGCGGTGCATCGGTTAGTTATTACTTAAATGGCTCAGTAAGTCAAGGCACTTTTGGAGGTATTGCTATGCGTGAAATTAACAAAGTTCCTATCATTGGTGCGGGTACTGATTTTACAATTAATGCAAACGGATATATTCAAAGTTTTATCACTGACGCAAACGACCCAAATCAATTAGAGATACCGGCAGGAAATTGGAATTTTGAAACTTATTTTAGTGCTTCGTCAAATGGTGGAAATCCGTCTTTTTATGTAGAACTTTATAAATGGGATGGTGCTACCTTAACATTGATTGCATCTAATTCAACTAATCCCGAAATTATAACGGGAGGAACTGCAACAGATTTGTATTTAACCGCTTTGGCTGTGCCTCAAACTACACTTGCTTTAACGGATAGGTTAGTAGTTAGAATTTATGTAACGCACAGCGGAAGAACAATTAAACTGCATACTGAGGACAATCACCTTAGCCAAATTATAACTACATTTTCAACGGGGTTAACTTCATTAAATGGTATTACAGCTCAAGTGCAGAACTTGGCAGTAGGTACAAGCGGTACTGACTTCGCAATATCATCTGCAACAAATACACATACATTCAATTTACCAACTGCAAGTGCAGCAAATAGGGGTGCGTTAAGCACATCTGATTGGAGTGCATTTAATAATAAAATTGCTAAGCACGACGGAGTGACCTACGACACTAACGCACTTCAAACGGTTACAGCCGCAGAATACGCAGCACTGACACCTAACGCAAGTACAATTTATTTCATTGTGTAATGAAGATAGGTTCAACTGATATAGTTAATTGTAAGATTGGCAGCACTCAAGTTAACGAGATAAGGATTGGCTCAACTTTGGTATGGCAGTTTTCAAGTGTTGACCCCGATGCTCAAGCATTTATCACAGCGGCAGGAATTACAAACCCAACGCAGCAAACTGCAATCAATACTCTTGTAGTGTCATTAAAAGCCAATGGTATTTGGACAAAGATGAAAGCCATTTATCCGATGGTGGGAGGTACGGGATTACAGCATTCATATAACTTAAAAAATACTGCTCAATTCCAAATAACTTGGAGCGGAGGAATAGTACATTCAAGTACAGGAGTTACAGGTAATGGAACAAATGGATTTGGTAATACGGGACTTTTACCATCAACTCAACTTTCTTTAAATTCAACTCACATCAGTTACTATACAAGAACAAATAACAATGGTTCTTCTTTTGCTGAAATGGGTGTTTTAAATGGTAATCAAGGAATTTTCATAATACCAAAATTTGATGGTTCTGCTACGGGAGCATATAGAGCAGTTAACAGTAGCCAACTTGGACCAGGGGCATCACCAACTGATGTGAGAGGTTTGTATATCGCTTCAAGAATTACATCAACTGCAATGAAGTTGTATAGAAATTCATCAACATTATTTAATGACACACAAACAAGTGGAGCATTATTTAGTCTTGGCAATGTGTTTTTATTGGCTTCAAATGTTGGTGGTTCTGCAAATTATTTTTCAGCAAGACAATGCGCATTCGCATCTATTGGTGACGGATTAACAGACACCGATTCATCAAACCTCTACACAGCAGTCCAAGCATTCAATACTTCATTAGGAAGGTCAGTAGGTCCACAAACGGTAAGTGATGCAGATGCTCAAGCATTCGTCACCGCTGCCAACATTCAAGACCAAGTACAAGCCGATGCAGTAAACAATCTTGTGATTGGATTAAAGGCAGATGGACTTTGGACAAAGATGAAGGCAATATATCCTTTTGTTGGTGGAACAAGCACCACGCATAAGTATAATCTTAAAGACCCAAGAGATTTAGATATAGCGTTTAGATTGGTTTTTAATGGTGGATGGACTCACAGCGCAAATGGTGTTTTACCTAATGGTACAAATGGATATGCTGATACTTTCTTTGTTCCATCTGCAAACCAAACTATTTTTAATAATGGTTTAGGATGTTATATTAGTGCAAATACATTTTTGGCTTCGGATTCGGTTACTATGGGAGCTTTTAATTCAGCGGGGCAAGCAAGTATTTTAATATCTAAAATTCAAAGTAACGGAGTAGAAAAATTAGATGGGAGATTAAATGCGGGTAATTCACCTCAGACAATAGTAGGAAGAGCGGGTAATTTTTCGATTCATAGAACATCTGCAAACGTCACTAAGTTGTATAAAAATACAAGTGTAGTTTTGAATTTTGTATCGGGAGGGACTTCACTACCTACATTAAATGTGTTTTTAGGAAATATGTCTTTTGGTGTGAATTCTCCTTATGCTTTAGGATATACAAACTCGGAATTCAGATTGGCTTATTTATCAGAAGGGTTATCTGATTCTGAAGTCAGTAATTTATACACATCACTACAAGCATTCCAAACTTCTTTAGGCAGACAAATATGAGACTATCACAACTAACACAAGAGCAAAAATTGACCTATGTAGGGCTACTTACTGAGGTGCAGAAAGACGAAATAATCGGACAACTTTACACGGATGATTCTTACTTTAATCCTATTCAAGACAATTTAGACAACTGGATTATTTCAGTAGAGGAGATGGAGTTTTGTACGGTTGAGCAATTTATGTGGGTCAAAGACCTTCCTTTAATCGAGTACGTTGCTAAGGTCGTAGAGTTATGAAGTATTTAATCACGGCACTCGTTGCTATCTACTCTTTCTTTGCGCCAATCCAAGTTATCTTATTAGTTATCGGACTTGCTATTTTCATCGACACGTTTGTCGCTGTTCGTTTGACTACGGAAAAGTTTAGTAGTAGGAGACTTCGACAAGGGTTAGTTGGTAAGATGATCACATATCAAAGTGCCGTTATATTATTTTTCCTCATCGATTACGCAATGGTTAACGAAATGGTTAAGACCGTCTTTTCGGTGGACTATACGTTGACTAAATTAGTCGGTTTGTTCTTGGCATCCATCGAGGTAGTCAGCATTGACGAAAAAATCAGAGACAGATACGGTGATGATAAAGGTTTCATTGCTCGGTTCAAGAGGTTTATAACCAACGTAAAGAAGATAAAGGATAGTTTCTGATGGATTAAGCCGACATTTAATATATTTTTGCGTATAAATTCCAAAATAACATAGATGAAATTCCTAATTTGCTTATTGATTTTAACGTCCTGCTCGGTTAATTACCACCTCAACAAAGCAATTAAAAAAGGTTATCGTTGCGACACTATTAGCGACACTATCCGAATAACTAAAGTAGATAGTTTCCTTGTATGGAAACACGACACCACTTATTGGGTGAAGGTAGTAAGCTCAAAAGACACTATTATCTATTACAAGACTTCCTACTATCCAAAAACACGCTACGAAGTTAGATTCGATTACAAGCGTTTTAACGACTCTTTACGTACAATTCGATTAATCTATAAGGACTCACTACGTAATGCGCTTAAAACGGCTAAAAATGACGTTAAACGTGAACGAGTAGTGCAACGCAACAAACCGCTAAGACAATTCAAACAACTATTTGTGATTTTAGGGTTTATCCTTACACTAATTTTTCTGTTTATTATCTTTAAAAAACGTGTACATTAGTCGAAAAAATTGACTATGAACTTAGAAACGTACATTAAATTTATTAAGAAATGGGAGGGCGGTCTTTCAGGTGACCCTTCGGACTCCTGCAGCGCGATGTATTGCCCCGTACTAAAAGACGGAAAGAAATACCACACCAATATGGGTATATGTTACTCGTCTTGGGTAGGTATGTTCGGACACGACAACAACGTCCGCTTTCTAAATATGAACTCAGAAGATTGGTTTAAGATATTTCGTAAAGGATATTGGGACAAGTGTCGAGCTGACGAGTTTAAATGCTTTTCAATCGGTGTAATTGTTACGGGTATGGCTTGGGGCTCAGGACAGCACCGCGCTATTATAACCCTCCAACAAGCGGTTAACAATTTAGGCAAACACGTAGTTGTTGATGGTGTTATTGGTAGTAAAACCTTGGCAGCCGCCAATGAGTTAGACGATCAGATTTTATTCGATGAACTTATCCGACTTCGGGAAGCATTTTTTATTGCCATTAGTAAGCCCGGAATGAAAAACTCTAAATACCGAAAGGGTTGGCTCAATAGACTAAGTGATTATTACGAAACCTTTAGACCTTGACACGCAAAAGACTATTTTTCGACTTGGAAACTTCGCCAAATATCGTCACATCGTGGCGGATTGGCTACAATCTAAACATTTCACCCGACAATATAATTCAGGAACGCGCTATTATTTGCGTGTGTTGGAAATGGGAAGGCGAAGACGAAGTACACGCACTGACTTGGGACAAAAACCAAGACGACAAGACCCTATTAAAGAAATTTATTAAGGAACTCAATAAAGCCGACGAGGTAATCGGTCACAACGGGGATAGGTTCGACATTAAATGGCTGCGCACACGCTGCATTTACCACGACGTTGATATGTTTCCCACGTACCGCACCATTGACACGCTTAAATTCGCTAAAAGTGGGTTCTATTTTAATTCTAATAAGTTGGACTACATTAGTAAGTTCTTGGGAGTGGGTGCAAAGTCGGACACTGGAGGTTTCCAAACGTGGAAGGATATACTATTTGATAAATGTGAGGTGGCACTTGATCGTATGGTCGAGTATTGTAAAAACGATGTCGTAATTTTAGAAAAGGTTTACGACAAGCTACGGCCTTACTCAAAGCACAAAGTCAACTACGCTACATTACGAGGTGGTGATCGTTGGAACTGCCCTAACTGCGGCACTGAAGACGTGAAACTTCGCAAGACCTACACAACTGCTGCGGGTACAATTATGCACTCGTTAGGATGTAAGGCGGGATGTCGTTCGGCTTACTCGGTAAACAATAAAGTTTATATTGATTGGATTAAGCACAAAATGATAAATAATATATAGTATATTTGTCTACTTCTTTTTCAGGTTAGGTTTAGAATGGGGCTTTCTTTCGGGTTAGCCCTGTTTTTTTTGTCACACATTTACCCTAAGTTTGTGACAAATGTCCAGTTTTTTAAGCATTGAACTTGACAAAATGCAAATTCCGAAAAGTTTTTTTTCACTCTGAAACCCTTACCACCATTGAGTTCTTAAATAAACTTTAATTTATTTTGTTAAAAAAGTGTGCAAAAGTATTGCGTATTAAAAATAATGCAGTACATTTGTAAGGTCAATAAGGCACAAACGAAAAAAAAGAAGAATGAAAAACTTAATCCTTTACTTCACACCACGCAACGCAGACGAGCGTAACTCCTTAGGAGGTCTTGTAGTCGGCATCTTAGTAATCACTTTAATTATCACTTTAATACCTTAAATTATGACAACTTACGAATTTAAACAATCAGTAATTATCGAGCGCAAACAAGAGAAAATTGAAGCACTTATTGAGGGCTACAAAGAAATAATGCGCCAACTACAACACAACCAAAAGTTCGCAAAGACGGACGCAGAAAGTATGGCTTATTATACAGCTCGTAATATAGTCGAAGAAACAATGATTGAGATAGCAGACATTAACGTAACCGATATTTAAGATGTTTGAAGAAGTAATTTTAAGATGTGACTATTGCCGAGGAACAGGAATTGGCGAATATGTAACTGAATACGGTCCTTGGGGACGAGAAGTAAAAGAAACCTGCCACGAATGCGAAGGAGACGGAATGATAACCAAAATAATCGAAATCGAATATGAAGAAGAACAAGATTAAGTGCAACATAACGCACTTTCAGGAGCAATTAAAACGACAGTTGGCAATAACCCACGGAGATCGTAAGAACTGGTGGACAAACTACAACGCAGAATTAGTGAACCGAATAAGTGAAATTAAAAAAGCGACTTTATGAAAGCAAACGAATTTAGAATAGGAAATTTTATAAAATACAAGAACATTGCGTTTCAATGCGACCTTGAAGATTTAATTGTTATTCGTGATTTTGAAGACCACCATTACAGTTATGTTGAACTTAACGAAGAATGGTTTTTAAAGTTAGGGTTTCAATTAGAAAATAACGAATGCGAAGAAATGAATTATTTTTGGTGGTATTTAGATGAATTAGAAATAAGCGTTTTTAAAATTGCCAATAGAGTTAGTTATTGTTATGAAGATAATTATGGTATTTCACCAATGATTAAATATGTTCACGAATTACAAAACATTTATTATGCTTTATTTGAAGAAGAAATGAGCATTGAAAAGACGAAAAAAGAAAGAATTTTTTAAACACGAACCTATGAGATGGAAAGTAACTTACAAGGGCTACGCTCACAAAACTTGGATTGAGATGTACAAGATCGTGACAGCCAACAGCAAGGAAGACGCAATCAAAAAAGCCGACCTTTGGGAAGGTGTAATTTTAAAAGTTGAGATGATATGACCAACGACATTAAACTAATAGCAGCGACCTCAATCCTCCCGGTACTTGCTGACTTCCTCGAAGATCTAAACGAAGACAAAGCGTTTAGAACCGATATGAAAATGGCAACGCTAAACCTCATCGGACAAATACGAAAACTCGATGAAAGGATAATGAAGAACGCAAGTAACGAGACAAGCGAACAACAGGTAAACATTCAAATAGCATTCAGACAATGGATAAAATCGGCACAACCTACGGACGAAAACTAAGCTACATAAAGAAGAAACTACCTAAGCGGAACTTTTACACTATGCACGAGTTTTACTTGATTTGTCCGTACTCACACGAGGAGTTGAAGATACCTAACCGAAGCCGAGATATAATGCAATGGAGGCAGTTAGGAATGGTTTGGTCGTGTTTATCAGGCAACTCACTTGTTGAGTCGGGTCGTATGTTCGGCAAAGACCACGCAACGGTTGTTTACTCGCAGGAGATGATCGTGTACGCATTAGACGGCTTTCACCCACTACTCAACGAGAAACTTCAAGACGTACTGGAGTGCATCGAAATAGCCCAAACCGAAGCGAAGGACTTTAATACGTCGTTGATAATTTCGAGTAGGCACATTGAAAGATTGTTAATAAATAAATATAAAAGAATTAACCAAATGAAATAGGTAATACTTATATTTATAGACAAGTTCGCTTCCACATTATAGAACTTTAAGGTGTTATTTAGCCCTATTAATCAGTAGCGACGTGGAAGCCGTGAAAGTTAATGGGGCTTTTTTATTGACTAAATTTTAGAAAATGGGTAAAGAAAAAGGTAGGGAAACAATGATTGTATATCGGTCATTCTTTGAGTCCCTGAAAGGTTGTGAAAAGGAAGTACAAGCAGACGTTTGGAATGCCATTTTTGAAATGGGTTTTAATCAAAAGGAAGTTGAACTGGATGGATTAAGTAAAACACTTTGGTTGCTTATTAAGCCACAAATAGAAGCAAACTTAAAGCGGTTCTTAAACGGGAGCAAACCAAAACAAAAGCAAAACGTAAGCGAAACGGAAGCAAAAACGAAGCAAGAACGAAGCGAAAGTGAAGCTAATAACAATAACAATAAGAATAACAATAATATAACACGCACACCTTCTAAAAATAAACAACCCTTTTTGGAGGAAGTTATATCTTACTTTAATGAAAACAACTATACAACCGAAAGTGCAACCAAAGCATTTAATTACTACCACCCTGAATGGAAAGACTCCCAAGGTAAACGAGTGTTAAACTGGAAGCAGAAAATGCGTGGTGTTTGGTTTAAAGATGAGAACCTAATTAAAGGTGACGAAGATTTAACACTTGACCAACAACTTTACCGCAACGTAATGGCACAAATCAACAACCGATGAATAGTACACTTAAATACCTTTTCGATTATAAAGACGGACTCATAAAACAAGGGTTAGGGTTGGATATTGAGTTAGACAACTACCTTCGGTTTAAACCTAAGCAGTTAAACATTATTCTCGGACACGACAATGTAGGTAAAACCTATTGGATTAATTGGTATTTCCTTGCACTTACCTCAAAGCACGGTTTAAAGTGGTGCATATGGTCGGGTGAAAATCAAAGCGGTCAAATTATGCGAGATTTAATTCAAATGTATTCGGGTACTTCCTACAAGAAATTAACGAAGTCTGAAATTCAGCAGTATTATTTGGTACTTGAACCATACTTTACGTTTATTCCTAACGACAAGCTATACACACCTGAAGAGTTGTTAAGCATCTTTGAAAATACGGACTGCAACGCTTGTTTAATTGACCCCTTCACGGGACTTGACCGCCAAATGGGTTACGAAGCAAACTACCGCTTTCTAAATATGGCACGTCAGTTTTGTAATACTACGGGAAAGACCATCTACATAAACACTCACCCAACTTCCGAAAGTGGACGAAGTGGAATGCTGTACGGAGACGACCAAAAAGAATGGAAAGGTCACCTAAAACCACCATTGAAAGACCACATTGAAGGTGGTAAGGCATTTTTGAATAGGTGCGACGATATGTTAGTTGTTCACCGCTTAGTAAAACACGAAACAATGAAGTATGAAACGATGATAAGCATTGAAAAGGTCAAAGACACCGACACTGGAGGAAGACAAACCACGCTAAACCTGCCCGTAATGTTTAACTTTAACTCTGGGTTGGGCTTTAAATGCGGAAGCGTTGACCCAATCAAACGAAACAAACCAAATACTAACAACGATTTACCTTTTTAAATGAAAGATTTAGACATATTAACCGCACAAATTAACCTGCAAACCCTCGACAAGGCATTGACTTTGAGTATTGATGACTTGAAAGCAAAACACTCGCACCGGGTAGACTTGATTAAGCCGATGGAAACACGGCAAATGGAACTAAAAGAAGCTATGCTAACATTTTACCGAGTATGCGAAGACCACAAGCAAGTGATAAAAAAGGTTTATGCGCTGCACGAAGAGAATTTGAGATTGAAGACTGAAAACACGGAACTAAAAAAGTTTATATGAATGAAGAACAATTATTCAATTATTTAAAAGAAAATTATATATACGATCTTTTAAAATGCGAAGACCAGTTTTCAAGATACGATTGTTTCAGCAAAACGTATAAATGTGTAATTGAACTAAAATGTAGAAATAAACACTATGACGATTTAATGTTAGAAAAAATCAAATACGATAGCTTAAAAAAATTAGATTGCAGGGCACTTTATATAAATTCAACTCCAAAAGGTATATATGTTTTTAACATAAACGACATTAATCCTAATTGGATTACTGACACTTCAATGCCTAAGCAAACCGAATTTTCTGATAACAATAGAACGGAAAAAACCTATACTTTAATTTCCGTACATAACTCAATAAAATTATGAAGTCGTGTAAAAAATGCGGTGAAATCTTTACACCATACCGAACCACGGACAAGCACTGTTACATTTGCACAAAGACGGAACAAGCGTTAAAGAACCTCGCCAAAATGAAACGGGACAAGGTCAAGAAACAAAAGGAAGACCTGTTAACCGTGTCTGATTATCTTAAATTGGCTCAACAAGTATTCAACAAGTGGATAAGGTTACGTGATCAGGAACAAGGTTGCATAAGTTGCGGCAATCCCCTCGGAAGCAAATACGATGCGGGGCACTTTTGGAGCGCAGGGGGACACTCATCCGTTCGGTTTAATGAGAACAATGTACACGCCCAGTGTGTGAGCTGCAACCAACATAAACACGGAAACTTATTGCCATACCGAGAGGCACTAATAAAGAAAATTGGACACGACGGCTACGGATGGCTTGAAACTTTTGCGCACGAAACTCGTAAATGGGACAAGGAAGAACTGAAAGAATTAATTGCTTTGTATAAAAAAAAGATAAAAGATAGTGTGTATTAAAAATAAAGCGTATATTTGAAGACCAAACACAACAAAAGAAGTATGAAAAAGATGAGCACCATTGCAGAACTTGACGCTAAAATGATTAAAATAGCGGCTTCCGTTAATATGACAGTTGAGCAGTTTCGCAAATTGTCACGTAAGAAATTCATTGCTATATGCAATCAATACAACGCAACCAAATAAATAAACCATATATGAAAAAAGAAGAAGTAAAAGTTGAAGAACTGGTTAAGGTCACGGGACTTTATCCAAAACTACACGCAGCCAAGCAAAAGATAGGCAAGGTCGTGAAGAACGCTAACAACCCCCATTTCAAGAAGTCCTATGCGGATATCAATTCGTTACTTGAGACGGTTGAACCTATCCTACTTGAACACGGACTATTGTTATTACAGCCGATTATTGACGGCTATGTAAACACGATGATAATAGACATTGACAATGGAGACAGCGTTAGTTCATCTCTTCGCCTTCCAGAAGTACTTGACCCGCAGAAATTGATTGGAGCAACTACCTACTACCGAAGAGCAACATTACAATCGTTAATGTCCCTTCAGGCAATAGACGACGACGGCAACGAAATCAGCGCAGTCATTAAAAACACGAAGCCAACTATCACACAAGAACGTTTTGAAAATGGACTAACTCAAATTGCCGAAGGTAAACTAACACCCTCAGCATTTAAACAAGCGTTGAGCGGGTTTCAATTAACAGACTTACAAACCAAATCATTGCTACTACTATGAAAATTCGCTGCAGCTCGTTAGGTAAGATAATGACTTCCCCCCGTACAAAGGGGGAGGTCTTGTCTCAAACCGCAAAGACGTACATCAAAGAATTGGTAATCGAGGAAACCTTAGGAATACGCAAGGAGTTTTCAAGTCGTTACACTGACAAGGGGAATATTCAGGAAGACACCGCCATCGAAATGGCATCTAAGGTATTGAGTTTGCCGTTTGCGCTCAAAAACACGGAATACTTTGAAAACGAATTTATCAAAGGGACTCCCGATTTAATACTTGAGGACGAAATCGTAGACATTAAATGCTCTTGGGACGGCACTACCTTCCCGTGGTTTGAAGACGAACTACCAAACAAGGATTACTATTGGCAAATGGTCGGGTATATGTGGCTCACTGGAAGAACTAAAGCCCGAATTGTTTACTGCCTTGTTGACACGCCCGAAGACATTGTGCAAGACGAGATTAGACGAACCTCGTGGAAGAAATTTGAGATTGATGTGACCGAAGAAACCGAAACGGAGGTACGAGCGAAACACGAATTTAGCCATATAAGCGAAAATAAGCGCATTAGAACGTACTTAGTAGAGTTAAACGATGCGAACATCGAACAAGTAAAAGAAAAGCTGTTAGAGGCGAAAAAATACTATAACGAATTAATAGATAAATTATGAAAGTAGATAGAATAGTAATCCAAGTACTTAACCAAATAGCCGACCGAAGCGAAAGGGGCTTAGAGAAATACGGAACGAACTTAGAACGCACCGATCTTGAAACCTTAGACTGGATACAACACGCACAGGAGGAAGCAATGGACTTGTGTCTATATTTAGAAAGAATTAAAGAGCAAATCAAAAACAAACAGTTATGAAAAAACAAACAGCCGTTGAATGGCTTGTAGAGCAAATCAAAAGTGATAGTGATATTATTTTTTGTTATGACAAAAATGTGCATCCATTTGACAAATATGTAGAGACAGCCAAAGCAATGGAAAAAGAACAAAAAATTGAAAAGTATTTCAAAGGTGTTAAAAAAGGTAAGAAACTTTTATTTTAAACAAACAATTATGACAAATCACGAATTCAGGTTCTCAAATGGGGACAAAGTAGAAGACCTTGTTACGGGTTTTAAAGGTATCATCACGGGTTCTGCTTATTATTTAACGGGTTGTAATCAGTATTGCGTAGCCGCCAAAGCAAAAGACGAATTTAGCGAAGCAACGGTAACTTGGTACGATGAGGGAAGGTTAAACCTAATGACCGAAAAAGAAATAACAGCAGAAGAAGTAAAAGCCGAAAAGAATGGCGCAGACAAATCACCAAATAAAACAATGTAATATGAGTTACGAACACAAAGCAAACACGGGAACGCTTTTTCCTAACAACAAAAAAGCAGACAATCACCCGGACTACAAGGGGAAGATTAAAGTAGGCGAAGTTGAATACGAACTTGCGGGGTGGGTTAAAAAGACGGACAAAGGACAATTCCTTTCGTTGAAACTATCCGAACCCTTCCAACCTACACCACAAAGCACCTCGGAAAAGATTATGGACTCAACGGGTATTCCATTTTGAGAGTAGCAGAACTTACCCAACTCAACGGCTTTCTTCGGGAGGTCGTTGAGTCACGGCTCGAAGTGGAAAGTATGCGGTCTTTTTGTAGGCGGTCTAAAGTCCAGTGTAGCCAAGTCAAGAAATTACTAAACAACGAAGGCGGATTAAACACGACAACCGTCCAACGAATAGCACACGCACTAATAGATAGCAGATATGAAGCAGACAGCAGTACAATTTTTAGTTAATGAGTTAGAAAAATTAACGGGTTTGAATTTAAAAGACGAACCAATAATTGTAAAAGCCAAATTAATGGAAAAAGAACAGATAAAATTCTTTTTTGATAAAGGTCATCTATATTCAGGGTGTCCTTATGGGCTTGAAGAAATTTATACAAAAACATTTTTAGATGAGGCGCAGGAAACCAACTGACAAGAACCACGTCAAATATCGGATGCAAAGACGGACAAAAACCGATTGGTGCAGATATATCTTTCAATTACCCGCCTTCGAGCGACTTAACCCTGACGAATAAGTTGGGGTTTTTTGTTGGTTAAAAAATAATTGTATCTTTGACTAAAATCTAATCATTATGGAATACGTTTTTTTAATTGCAATGGGGTGGTTTATTCAGGAGTTTGAACCATTTAAGTATTTAGCCGACCTCATCTACGACCGCATTAAGCCCCGACCACTAATTGACTACGTCTTTGGCTCGTTGGAGTGTTGGCAGTGCTGTACATTTTGGTCAGCGTTAGCTATTACTTGGTCCTTTGAAAAGGCGGTCATTGCTTCCTTTATTACGTTTGGGTTACAAATGCTGCACGAGGGATGGATGCGAAAGAAATAGATCTATTCGAAACCCTTTACGACGAGTTTAACTTGGGTAAAGTAAGCAAGGTGACTGCGGTGCGTTGTCGTGACGTGTGGAATACCTACAACCCTGCAAAAAAAATTACCTATTGTATGTGTTCTTCGGTTCAAAGACGGATATACGCAAAGGACTTTCTAACGTGGTATGCGGAATACAATAGATAAATTCTACACTGACAACTATAACTTGTTGGTGAGTGCTGCGAAAAGACGAATTACGCAGTTAAAGAAATCTATTGAACCAGAGAGTCTTGTTTCCTCGTCCTATTTATACTTAGTGGGGAAGGTCGACACAATCACCGAGGAAGAAATCGAACGTCTTGCATTTGGGTTCATCTACTTCGAGCTGATGAGGTACAACTCCCAAACGAATTTAAAGGAACGGATTAACTCGATGGACTTAGAGTTTGAGATTAGTGACGGGAATAACCAAAGCGAACAATTAATACTTAAAATAGACGTAAGCGACTTCGTGAAAACGTTGGATAGGGTCGACGCAATACTTTGGGACGTGTATTTTACTAAGGGGATAACAACCAAACGAGACTTAGCCGACCATTTTAACATTGACCCTTCCAGTGCATTGATTTACATTAACGAGTTGAAAGCAAAATTTAGAAATTATGTTGAAGATAAAGGAACAATATAGGGGAGTGAGCGTTGAGTACAAATTGGGTACTGTCCGGGTAACGAATAAAATTGAGGACTTGACCGCAGCCGACATAAACACGGCTAAAAAGTGGGGGGTTAACTTGGAGAAATACTTTGAAAAGACGGAACTACCTATTGAACTTCCTACAATAGAATACCAAGGAGTAGTTGAGCCTAAACCTAAACGCAAAAGAAAATGAAAATTAGCCACGTATTCGCTTTTTTAGTCGCTTGCCTTACGTTTACGGCAGCACTCAGTTTGATATACCACGAGACCGACTTAGTAATGACGTTTTCAGGGTTTTCAATTATAAGTTACCTATGCTATCTAATTGCCATTACAGGCGAAAACGAACACAATGGCTAATTACTACCTACTCGACGCAGGCAAAAATATGACAAAGTTTGCTATGGCACTGGAAGACGAACTCAAAGCCCACGAAGCCCACGTTGTAATGTACCTTACCGACGTGGACGGGTTAATGTGCTTGGAGGAAATAAGCGAGGATGACTTTTTAGACCATTACACCAAAAACACGAAAGAAAAATAAAATGGGAAAGCCAAGAAACATAGATAGCCCCGAACACCTATACGGAGTATTCGAACTATACACCGAAGCCGTAAAGACAAGAGTAAGAACAATCCCCAAAGCCACCAATAAAGGAGTGGTTTACGAAGAACACACACCCCCGTTAACCATTGACGGGTTCAAGACGTTTTGTAATAAATACGGGGCGGATATTAACCGATATTGGTATAATGTTGAGGGGGCATTTTCTGACTATGTAAGCATCGTCACGCGCATAAAGGAAGAAATCCGCAACGACCAAATCGAAGGTGCTTTAATCGGTCAGTACAACAATAATATCGTAGCCCGACTAAATGGACTCACTGAAAAGACGGACGTAACTACGGGAGGTGAAAAACTTAACCAACCAATCACGGTTAACATAGTCAATGCAGATAAACGCGACTAACATTTTTTCCCGTAATTGGGACGCAATGAATAGCGACAAGCGTTTCATCATTAACCAAGGGGGCAGCCGTTCAAGTAAGACCTACTCGCTTTGTCAAATGATTATAGTGTACTGCGTTCAAAACCCAAACAAGGTAGTTAGTATTGTTCGTAAGACCTTCCCCGCTTTGAGGGCTACGGTGATGAGGGATTTCTTCGAGATTATGAAGGACTTGGAAATCTACGAAAAGGCCAACCATAATATGAGTGAGAATATATACCGCTTCCCTAATGGTTCAATAGTCGAGTTTTTCTCGGTAGATGACGAGCAGAAAATCAGAGGGCGCAAACGAGATGTAGGGTGGTGCAATGAAGCCAATGAACTTTGGTTCGAGGACTTTCAGCAGCTCAATATGAGAACGGAGGAAAAACTAATCTTTGACTATAACCCAAGCGACTCGTCAAGTTGGCTTTACAAGTTACCGCCCGAAGAAAGTGTAATGATTAAGTCGACCTACAAAGACAACCCCTTCCTTCCCGAAAGCATTAAGCGACAAATCGAAGACCTGAAGCGAACCGACGAAGCCCTTTACCAAATCTACGCGTTAGGTGAAAAGGCAATCAGCAAGTCTAATATATACAATAATTGGATGTTCTTAGGTCGGAAGCCGACAAGGTTTCAATCCTTCGTGTATGGACTTGACTTCGGTTACAATCACCCGACCGCTTTAATACGCGTCTATTGGTCCGATGGGGATATTTGGATTGAACCCGTACTTTACGAGAGTTACCTAACCACGTCAGAGTTAATAGAAAAGTTTAAACAACTGGAAGTTGAAAAGTCGGTGGATATTCTCGCGGATTACTCGCGCCCCGAAATAATAGCCGAACTACAAAACGCAGGGTTCAACGTGAACAACGCTAACAAGTCGGTCAAGATGGGGATAAACTTCGTGAAGACCTTTGGGGTATTTTGTCAGGAAGACGAAGCCCTAAAGAAGGAATACGAGAACTACAAGTGGAAGAAGATAGGCGACATTATTACCGAGGAACCTATTAAGCTATACGACGATGCAATGGACGCAATCCGTTACGCGACAACCTACATAAAAGAAACCTACTACACCGACGACCAATACGTGGCCTTCTAACCACGACTTACAATAAATACTTAAGGAGTTATGGCAATGACACTAATAGCAGCACCGCAAGAATTCACACCAGCGTATAACCCGTGCAAGTTTATCTTCAACTCGACGAACAAAAACAACGAGGGGTTTAGATATATATTCGACATTTACGAAAGTGGCACGTTAAATAAAATAGGTGAGTACCGGGTACTGCCTACCTACGGAACGGGCTACGGGGAAGTTGACCTAAGCAAGTTGTTAGGGTCAAAAGTTGCGCCCGACTTCCAACCACTTAACTACTCGGAGTTGGACACACCGACTTCACGCTACAAGTACGATGTTCAGGTAGGCGAAGAATACATAGTCACTTACAACTACACTGCTTCACTTGCGGACAATGCAGGGAACGTAGAAATTACACCTACCGCAGCTCACACATTTTTAGTGGGCGACCAAGTAGTTGTAGACGCAGGAACGAACACTTTGATTACGGGCTTGTGGACTGTCATAGCAATCACGGGGACAACGGACTTTACAATTAGTGCGGCTTGGTCCAACGTGGTAGACCCAACGGAGAACGGAACCGTGACCTATGCGGACAAGAGAAAGACGGTCACACGTGACATTGAACAGGAACTAAACAAATGGGTGTTTAACGGAGCGTTGCCTTGGGTTCAGTTTCCTAACTACCTTTTAACTGACTATCTATTAGACAACACGTCTGCGCTATTCCTTACGTCGATGTCTTACCAAGATATGACCATAGCACCTAATCAGGAAATTTGGTTCAACGGATTTAATACGGGGGTGACGGGTAAAGTAGTGTTTAACAATTCTAACGGGGACTCGTTTTACTACGATGTCAATAACACGGAAATAACTACTCAGTTATGCGTGGCAAGTCCTAACCTTAACTTGACTGTTATCACTGGAACTGCGCCATTGATTAAAGCCGACACAACCTACTACGAATTTTATTTCATTGACGCGTCAGCACCGCCCGACTCACAAACGTACACTTTTAACATTGACCAACGATGTGCCATTAACGATTACTATTTAGTCTTTTTAGATCGTATGGGTTCGTGGGGTTCGTTTAGTTTTCCTTTACGTTCTTACGAGACGGGGACAAGCACAAAGCAAACCTTTAACAAAGTTGTTGAGGGCTACGTTAACGGGACGGAGTGGAGTTACACAAGTGACGCACGAGGGTTAACAACTTACTCAAGCACTGTTGATAAAAACTTCCAACTCAATACTAACTGGATGAACGAGGAAATGGCTGCCTACTTCCAAGAGTTGATTACGTCACCCGTGGTTTACTTTTGGGACGGGACTCAATACCTTGCTTGTGTTGTTCAGGAAACTGCCTTCGAGGTTGAAAAGCAACGCAACAAGAACCTAATCAAAAAGACGGTTAACGTAAAGTTGGCGAACCAAGACAAAATTAACTTATGAGTGTACGCATACAATTAGAGACGGGCTACCTTGACGTAAAGGAGGGTACTGCCTTCCCTTTGAACTTTGGTGTTGCGGATATTCGGGACGTGAGTAAAAAGTCGGGAGCGTTCTCAAAGACGATTACGTTAACGGGAACGGCTAACAACAACAACCTACTCAACCACTACTACGATATAAACGTACAGGCGGGAACGTTCAACATAAACACCCTTACTCGATGTAGCGTAATTCAAAACGGACTACCTGTACTTGAAGCGGGTTACCTTCAACTAATAGCTGTTAACAAAATACAAACGACTGCGGACTACGAGAACGAAGTTGAATATGAGGTTTTAGTAAAAGACGAAAGTAGCGACTTCTTCACTAAACTCGGCAATAAGGAATTAACGGACTTAGACTTTAGCGACTTGAACCACGAGTACCGGGCAGACAACGTAGTTAACTCATTTGCGAACACCCAAGGGGATGGGTACAAATACCTCCTACCCTTTAAGGACTCGAATAGTTATTTACTGCAAGAGATGAAACCTGCCATTTACGCAAAGACTTACTTTGATCGTATCTTTAGCAACGCAGGGTTTTCGTACACTTGGAATAGTTTAGCGGCTGCACACTTCGACAAACTCATAATACCTTTCAATGGTGAAAAGTCAGTTGTTGACTACAACGACTATTTAGTAGAAGCCAATAACACGGCTATTATTTCGGGCGGCACAATGGTTTACGGAGTTACGATAGAAACAGACCCATTAACGGGGTGGACTGAGACGCAAGACAACTTCGGTTTATTCAATCCAACTACGGGAGTTTATGACATTCCTTTGAACTTACAAGGTGGTGAAAACATATCGTTTCAATTTACGTACACCGCAGACATTAACCTAACAAACCCTTCGGCAACGTCCGCAACGTTTCAATGGGATGGTGAGATAAAGCCATTATTTAGGTTAAATAAAAATGGTGGGTTTTATGCGTTTAGTAATTCATCTCAGGGAGTTACTTTAAATTCGGGCTTAACAATACCTTCGGGCACGTCAACTATTGGAACGATTACGGAAACAATTACAGTGCTTTGTGGTGGTGTAATTACGACCGATATAATTGAATTTTTGGCAGGGTTAAGTATTGACTTATTTGGTACTGGAGACATTTGGCTTTCGGGTGGTTTGCCTGTAAACGTGACAAGTGAAATCGACTACACTTCTATTGATGTTCGTATTTTACCTTCGTCAAACATTCTCGGCTACGCTGCGCAGATTGATATGAACAACGTAGTGCCTAACAAGGTAAAGCAAGCGGACTTCATTAAGTCATTGTTCACGATGTACAACCTTTACACCGAGCAAGACAACGACGTTCCTAACAACTTGGTGTTAATGCATCGAGATGACTATTACGACAGCGGAGCTGAAATAGATTGGACGTATAAACTCGCAAAGGACAAAGACCAAGCCCTTCAATTCTTACCCGAGTTGAGCGCAAAGAAATTAATACTCACTTACAAGAACGACAGCGACGACCCTAACAAAATATACTTTGAGGCCACGAAAGAGATCTACGGCCAATTAGAATTTATCTTCGACAACGAGTATGTAAAGGGAATAGACACCAAAGAAATAACCTTTAGCCCGACACCGATTGGACTAAGCACATTCAACGCTTACTTACCTTTGCTTTCAGGCGAACCCAAAGTGAACATTCGTATCTTACAAGACGGAGGGGAGGGAACGTGTGACGCTTACAACCTTTACAACTACGGAACTACGGGAGAAACCAACGTAACAACCTACCCAATTTTACACCATTGGGACGACCCGATAAACCCGAGCTTTGATATTCTATTTGCGCAGCCCGACTATATGTTTTACAACGGGTACAACGTCACGAATAACAACCTTTACAATTTGTACTGGCGAAGAACCGTTAACCAAATAAACGTCGGTAAAATGTTGACGGCATACTTTGACCTACGAGAAGACGATATACAAAGTCTTAAACTAAATTCAAAGGTACGTATAGATAATTCTTGGTGGACGATTAACAAAGTAATTGACTACGACTGCAACGCTCAAAACTTGACTAAGGTGGAGTTGATGAGTGCGGACACTGAAATTGATTTAGCACCATTTAAAAAGGGTTCAGTTACCCCGACCACGATAGGCGACTTAGCAAGTCACACGGGCAGCATACACTTCAACAACTCGTTTGTGGGGAACGTAGTACCGGGTACGTCAGTCAGTGCCATCTACGGACAGGGCAACGTGATCCAACCGGGTGTTAATGGAATAATCGTAGGCGACAATAAGATACTCGACCAAACGGGAATAAGCACCGAGCGGATAACTGCGGACGTTGCGAACATTAAATCTTTGAGTTTGTCGGGTGGTCTTAAATACCCTATAAAAAAATCAAACGTAGATTACTATGTTACAATAAACGACTGCATAATTTTGTCAGCGGGTATTAATATATATTTGCCACCTTCAAATGTTAACCAACAAGGTCAAGTATTCATTTTTAAAAATGAAAGTGGAACGAGTACAATTTATCCTTTTGGTTCTAATGTGATTGATTTAAGCATTACTTCAATTACCTTATCACCATCGGATAGCGTTACGTTAGTAGATAACGGAGGAAATGGTTGGTTCATTATTTAACCAAAAGACGAAACGATTACTTAACTAAGTTATGGAAGGCTCATTCAAGATAAAGTACAAGACCCGTTTTAAGCTACAAAAGGCTATTCAACAAACCATTACTCAAATTGGGTTTAACGAGTCGGGTGAAGGTACGGGAACGATGCACGACTCAATCCGTATATCAGCTGCAACGGGTGACCTTAACCAACTTTACGTTACGGTCAACGCAATCTTTTACTATATGTTTTTGGATAAAGGTGCGAAGCTTACCAACGGGGGAGAGATTAGACCTTACTTCATAACACAAAAAGCCATAGATAGCCCTTTAGGTCAACAATTTATATCCGATGCAATAGGCGAATACCTTGTATGGATGCAGGCGAACTACCCTATCTTAGACGTGGCTACAATTAACGTCACTCCCGACAATATCAAGTTAAACATTACGTACAATTTGTTTGGTTCGGATGGTAAAAAGAATTGGGATGGCAAATACGAGTACGATAAAAATTGGTGGAACTGGTAATTAGCCCTTGTTGAGTTGTAACTCTTCGACCATTGACAGCATATTAAACACGAACACCAACGGCAAGTCCGTAACTGCGTCTATTTTTGTGAGGTCTTGGTTCGCTAAGTCGTAGAGTAGTTTTTCCCACGACCATTTTGTAAATACCTTTTCTTCGGCTTCGGCTTTCAGGTCTTCCGCGTCAAGTTCGACACCTTCGTCTTCCTCAATAACGGGGTTAAACAGGTTTTCGTAGCGTTGCTTAAAGTCGTTTGAATAGTTAATGTAATTGTTTACCGCACCAAAGACTTCGTTTATACTTACGTCTTGAAACGTATCTTTACGGCTCATTATACTATATGAATAGGGCTCAAAAATTAGGTTATTCCACTCGTCAGTCTTCCACCTTTTGTATAATATACTAAGCAAAATATCGAAATTTTGTACACTTTGACTAACATAATGTTCAAGGTCTATGAACTCCCCCAACGTAAGCGCGTCCATTGGCTTTAATCTAAAACCTTTAACCAATTCATTTGGCTTATTGGACGGCTCACGCTTAATAAAACTTACTTGACTTGCAAGGTCTATTAATTCTTCGGGTGAAAGTTCCTCTAACTCTTCGGGGTCTGTATCGGAGAGTATAGAGATGGCTTCCAGTGTGTGCAAAAAGACGGAGTTGTATTCTTCGGGGTCAATGGAGTTTAGTTCTACCCACTGACTAACCGTTATCTCGTTCCAACTCTTCGGTAGTTTCATCTATTTTCTTTTCGGTTATTTTGGTAATCTTTTGCAGGATATCTAAAATGTACGGGAATGCAATTTCTGCATTTTGCTTTTTGAATAGGTTAACCTTAAACTTAAGATGTGCAGGAGCGTAGTGTTCGGTTCTCGTTAGGTCCGTACGTTTGAAAAGTATGGCTAATGTCTGCGCACAAAAGTTGTCGTCTTGTCCTCGGTAGATTTTCTCAATCATTCCTAAGTCCTTAACACCGATATTTTCGTTTGCTTCGTAGGTATATTTGTCAATGACAATTTGAGTCACCTTTTCAGTGCTTGGTATTTCGGACTTGTTGAAGTCTTTGATGTAGTTGGCGAACTCGTCAAGTTCCATTGCGTCAAATGCTTTTTCTTCTACACCTAAGTAGATAAACTTTTCAATCCATTTCTCGATGGTATCTAACTCTTGGTTATTCTCAATTTTGTTTAGGTGGTCAAACTGCTCAACGCTCAGCTCGTTCATTTGGTTGGGAATTTCAGCCCCGTAGATTTGTATCATTGCTTAGATTTTAACCAAAGGTATAAAAATAATGTTGAAAAATTAACCAAAAGTATTTTAGTGTACTTATTAAGTCAATGGAAGGACTACCGACTTACAAAATTACCATAGACGAAGAGTACAACGATGGCGAACAACCTTTGGGAGTTGATGCCATAGCGTTCACGTCAAACCCCGCAGTTCTTGTTAAGGGTGTAGCGTTTAAGTCACACGCTAAAAGTCACTTCGCAGACGAAAAGAAGTATCGTATTACTGCACCTGCAATGATACCGATGGACATTTATCGGAACGACGACGATATGGGCGAGTACTATGTACAATTCTCAGAACTTGAGATTGATACAATCTTTAAGGAATTTATGCTCAACTTAAACAACCGCAATTTGTTTAACCTTGAACACGAAGGCGACAAAATTGTCCCTGCGTATATTCTTGAAGCGTGGTTGGTGGACAACCCCGAAGCGGACAAGGCAATGAGTACGTTTGGTATTTCAGTGCCTAAAGGTACGTTAATGATGACCGCACAAATAACCGACACCGAGTACTATAACAAGTTAGTCGAAGCGGGTCAAGTCGGCTTTTCCATTGAGGGCTTTTTAGGTCTCAAACTAAGTAATCAAAAACAAACATATATGTTACCAGACGGAAAACACACGCTCGAAGATGGTACGGTAATCGTTGTAAAAGACGGAGTTGTCGTAGAAGTTCAAGAGCCACAAGCCGAGGAAGTAGCAATGGAAGTTGAAGCGTCTACGGAAGTGGAAATGGCTACACCAGTTGAAACTGAAACACCTGAAGAGGTTGTTGAAGTGGAAGTTGAAGCGGCTATTGACCCTGCGGCAGATGCAGAAGCTATCCTTGCAATCGTTAACCCTGTTTTAGAGCAGCGTGTTAGCGAAATCTTGCAAGTCATTGCAGACCTTAAAAACGAATTAACTGAAACGGAGGAAGTTGCACCCGTTGAGGAAATTAAAATGTCAGCAACACAAAAATTTAACAAAGTAATTGACTTCTTAAAAAAATAAAGATGGCTAAAAAACTAAAATTTGACTTGACGGTTGACAACAGTGCGTTGCTTCAAGCAAACCCGTCCGAGTACTATTCAATCCTTTACGGAATGGAGAACGCAGTAACAAACTACCGAGTTCTACCGGGTATTAAAAACAAAACGAAAATTGCTACGGTTTTATTTTCCGAAGTATTGGCAGAAAGTGGCTGTAACTTTTCCGCTCAAGACGCAGACCTTAGCGCAGTAGACATTGATGTTTGTGCGTTGACTTCTCAAGCGTCTGTTTGTCAGTTTGACTTGGAGCAATCTTTCCTTGCTTTGGAAATGGCTAAAGGTTCAAACTCGGACTTTTCAGTTGCTTCGTTTATGAATTTCTTTTATTCACAAATGGCGAAGAAAGGTCACCAAGAACTTGCACAATTGATGTGGAAAGGTGACACTGGAAGTGCTACTCCTGCGTTGACTTTGTGTGATGGTTGGTTGTTGCGTTTGTGTACTGCTGCTGACTATATCAATGGTGGTGCGGGTGCTCTTACTTCATCTAACGTACTTGCTGCAATGGCTGCTGTATTGACTGCTGCAACTCCTGAAATGTTGGTTAACCCTGCAATGATGCAATTCAAAGTTTCTGCAAACGTTGCGGCTGCTTATCGTATTGCTACGGCTGCAACTAACACAGCAACAAACGTAACAACAGGTTTGTCTTTGACTTACTTGGATATTCCAGTTGTTGTTGAGTATGGTCTTCCTGC